ACCTATTTGGAATTGGGCATTGATTTTTAATCAATTTATAACTATATTTGAAAACAGGATTCAAGTATAAAACTCGAATCCTCTAGTTTTCTATTTACACAAAATCGTGGACAGTGCCGTTTTCTTATTTATATGTCTCAATATAATTACTAACTAAAGAACTTATCTATTTCTTTAAGTAATTCATTCCAATCCATTTCAACCCAATTTTTATTTAATTTGTTTTTATCCATAACATATCGAACTCCACCTCCTAGAATAAGATATATTTCACTACCAATAATAATATCTGGATCAATATTTCTTCTCCTATTATCAAGCGCCATACTAACTTTATTAATACTCTCTATACTCTCTCTAGTAACTCGAACTTTACAATAACTAAGCTGTAGACGACTCTTTAATTCATTACGATCTTCAGCACTAATAGGATTATCAATCATACTTTTATAAATATTAATTATGAGTACTCAATATGAGTATTCAAAACGAATATTCAAAATAAAATCGAATAATCCAAATACAAAAAGAAATATTTCACACAAGAAATAAAAAAAGCCCCGACTACACTTAGTCGAGGCTCATTCCTTTTGGAGTAAATAACGTATTGTCTCTCTCATCTGAAATCTAGCAACTTTTCTATAGAGAGATGATACAACAGACATTCACGTCTGTACACAAATATACTATTATTTTTTTAATTTGAATACTATTCGACCAATTATTATCAGAATAAACAAAATTATAATTCCGAACGCCCATCCGCCTAGCTCCATCCTTAAGATTTGCCATCTGGTTAACTGTTTTTCAACTGGATAAGGTACACGAATAGAATCACTTTTAAGAATCGTATCAGTGCGATTCGTTGTTAGATAGCGATACAGATATTTATATCTATGCTGATAGACTGTATCGCCCTTTACGAGCGTATAAATACTATCTCGTTGATAGATGCTATCATAACGGGTACTATCACGTGTCTTGTATTCAGTGCGAACGGATTCAACCGGGATATATTGGGTTCGGCAAGACGTAAAACACACCGCTAATATTAACAGTATGATAATATAAACTAGCCGTTTCATGGTCGAACTACTGTATTACGTAAGAAATTAGGGAACTCGGAGCGTACATCAAAACAGGGGCACGCCTTAATATATTCTTTCGGCTCTACCTCTCCGCTTCCGTCCAGATCGGGCGAAGTATCACGATGTCCGAGAACCTCGATTATCTCATATTCTTTGCAGAGTTTAGCAACCAACTCGCGCAAAGCCGCTTTTTGGGCGATCGTTCTTGTGTCTGCGGGCTTTCCGTTTGCATCCAAACCACCTATGTAGCAAATACCAACACTATGTTTATTATACGAAGATTCGCTAAAACCCTTCGTATTACAATGCGCTCCGTCAACCGCTAAAGATCTCCCTTTTTCTACTGCCCCATCAATTCGAATAACATAATTATATCCAATCTGGCTAAATCCGCGTGCCCGGTGCATACGATCAATGTCTTTTGCGGTTAAATCCTGCCCGGCACGCGTAGCCGAACAATGAATGATAATCGAGTCTATTTTATTCATTGCTTTCTTCTTTATTTTGATTATTAATTGTAATTGGTCTACGTGGTGGAGTTCTCCGGCTGCACTCGTTGTCTGGTCTGTCACATCGGTTATGTTCCGCATCCTTCAAGGCTAATTCAAGCTCATAGTATTTACGCATCCAATTTTGCGCCTCTGCCTGTGCGGTTCTCCATTCTCGATAAATCGTATCTACTTTCTCGTCTCGTTGTTTTAGTCGCTCGTCGTACCGTTCAATCTGCTTGTTTAGATTGTCAATGATAGAAAGTAAATTTTGAAGCTCCATAGAATCCGCCGTAGCCTTTTCTTTTCTAGCGTTCGTTTTTCGATTCGCTAGAAAAGTAACAGTAAATCGGATCGCCTCTAATCCTCCTAACGCACCTATGATTTTTAACCATTCGTCCATATTTTTACTTATAGCTGTATTTTGTTCGTTTTAGATAGCTACTATTTAGTAGTTAGTCCCTCATTTACTTCCTTCAATATATTTTCGAACATAGAGATATGCGGCACCATGTCAATACCTGTAGGAAAGTTCATAGACTTACTATCACCTTCTAAAGCCATATACCCAGCGTGCACAGTCTGCTCGCCTAAATCTGTTTTCGCTTTTTGGATAATACAACACTGCAAACGAGTTATGCCATTTTCATTGTACGAATATGTTGTCTGGTATTCATATTCACCTTCTTTTGCGATCGCTTCTACTTGTGTAGTTCTTGTTTTTTCACTCAAAATTTTTGTTGCCATAATCTTTTTATTTTTCATTGTTAATACTGTCTAATAGATCAAATACGCCTTTTTTGATGCGGGCGAAAAAACGTCCTACTTCCATGTACTTGCGTATAATTTCCGCCTTTTCTGAATCTACTTCCACTTCGCCATGTTTATAAACTTCTTGCGCAAATTCTAATTCACCCAAGTCGGTAGTATTATTGTAGATTGTGTTACCTAACTCTTTGCTGACATCGAAGGTACTTTTATTCCCTTCAAGGTCTGTTACTTCAATTTTTCTAAAGTCTATTTTCATTATTGTAATTATAGGTAATAGTGACTATTCATATATCTTATTCTAAACATATTCCCACCTGAAATATCAGCACAACCATCTCCCCATAGATTCACATTTGCAACATTGACGCCCATCAACAGGCGACCATCTGCACAGCCTTTAATTCTTAGCCATTTATTAGAACCGGGTTCCCAGGTAACCATTATCCGCAACTCGAAGAAAGTGTTATTAGAAATTCCGAGCTTCTCTAGTTGAGCACGTCCCGGAAGATTAATCGCTACTAATGTGGACGAGATAGAGGTAAATACAAAAGTATGAGTATTCATTATATTGCTTGTTATTGTATCTGTGTAGGCTGCTCCGACATATCCATCTTCAAAAATAGCACGCTGACCGATTCCAAATACATTGCCATCGTATTCAAAAGCCCTCTGAATGTACCACGGGTGCGTATAACTAGGTCTGTATTTGCAGTGTAATGCTACACCTAAATTATATTCGCTTCCTTCGTAGTCAAATCGTCCAAGCATATTCATACCAGAAGAACCGGGAAGAATATTAGTCCCCATTCCCGCAAATGAACCATTTTTCCATACTAAACGAGTCTTAGTTGCTCCGCTTGCATCAGTATAGGTTTCATTTACATAATTCCCTTTAGAGGTTTTAATTAAGGCTTTTGAGATGTATAAGCCATTATTTTGGGTACCTGTTGCTGCTGAATCATTTAAGCCAATACTATCAGCCGAAATTTTAAAGCCTGAAATTGTACCTTCTACAGCAGCTAGTTTTTTAACGAAAAGATTGTCAACATCGATATTTTCAGCCCTAAGAATAGGCTTTCCGGCAGCATTGGTTTTAAATACCGCTATTTCATTTCCCAGCGTATCTTGTACGCGAAAAGTATCAGCCTTCACCGTAACACATTTGTTTGTTATATCAATTCCGGTTTCAATAATTCGGTTTTGCAAGGCAGATGTAGCGGAATTTGCAATATTTTCAGTCTGGCTCTTTACTATTAAATTAATCGCTTCCGATGTAATCTTTGCTTCGGCAGAGGAAACACGAGCGCCAAGCGCTGTTAAATCTGTTTGTGAAGCCTTTAATGAAATTTGGTTTGTATGCTGTGATATTGTACTTTCTGCATTGCTTACTCGTGTACCTAGTGCATTGAAGCTCGATTGTGACACTTTTAGCGCAATACTATCGCTTAACACCTTAATTTCTGAATCGTATACCGTCTTGGCTACATACTTGCCATCCACATTATCGAGAAGCGCCTTTGCGTCTGTAGCACTTTTTGCCGCATTAGTTGCTGAACTAGCAGCCTCACCCGCTTTAGTTGTGGCAATTGTTGCGGAACTAGCGACTTCATTAGCTTTAGTTGTCACCTCTTTAACTTGTAATGTGATACTACTTGCCGTCTGATTGATACTAGATTCTTTTTGGGAAATGGTAGTGAGCTTTGCCGCTGCACTATCTGCTGAATTTTTCGCATTTGTCGCGGAAGTAGAAGCTTCTCCCGCTTTAGTGCTAGCAGTAGAGGCGCTGTTTTTCGCATTAGTTGCAGATGCAGATGCTTCCCCTGCTTTGGTTGAAGCTGTTCCGGCACTTGTAGATGCTTCTGCTGCCTTAGTTAAAGCGGTTGTTGCGGCGGTATTCGCTTCTACTACTTTCTTCGTGACTTCCGTAACCTGCAATGTTATGTTTCCGGCGGTCTGGGTGATAGAGCTTTCTTTCAAAGTCACATCTTCGAGGACTTTCGCCGCATTATCTGCAGATTGTTTTGCATTAGCTGCCGAATTTGCAGCCTCGCCCGCTTTACCGGATGCAGTTCCGGCAGAACCGGATGCAGACGTAGCGGAGTTTTTCGCATTTGTAGCGGCAGTATTCGCTTCAGTTACCTTTTTATTAACTTCGGTTACTTTTGTAGAAATTTCTCCGGCTGTTTGAGTTATAGAACTTTCTTTTAATGTTACTTCCTCCAATATCTTCCCGGCATTAGTCGCGGCTCCTTGTGCATCCGTAGCACTTTTAGCCGCATTATTTGCAGAAACCCCGGCGGTGGTAGCAGACGAGGAAGCAGAAGAAGCGCTACCGGAAGCATTTGTTTCGCTCTGTTTTGCGTTCGATACGGCAATATTAACTTCTTTAATCTTAGAAGAAATTTGTCCTTCACGAATTTCAAAGTTCGTCTCCACATCGGTTATTCTCCCATTTAGATCGTTTTTAACATCGTCGATTGCTTCCTCTATTTTCTTTCCAGAATGGAGTACAAATGTACCTTTCAAATAAACATTAGTGCCGTACAAACCGGAGCCAGTTAATACACCGAATACGGCATCAGTAATACCGTTAAGATTTCCGGTACGTGTAATCAACCGATTTACAAGCGAATAGGAATTAATTCCGTCGTAGTCATCCCGATAAGGTGCGGAATCACCAACAGCGCAATCTATTTGTGCTTTTTGCCTAGCAGTGTTTGTTCTGTTGCCTAATACTGCCACATTATCTCCGGTTTCGGGTATTCCGCTTCCTTCTTCACAGTCTACTTTAGATAGATTAAAATAGCCCGTTCCGGCAGAAGTAACTAAACGCCAATAACGTTTTGTTGCCGTACCCGTGAACGCCTGACATATTATTTGATCGTCTTGAACGAAATCATCCGTACTATCATGCTCACATCTCCAATATGAGCCGCCGTCGATCACTTTGGTTAATTTACCACCCGCGGCGGAACGAATAATCATACCACCCTGATAAGTTATCTTTTGAACGACCAACTCAAATACGGAAAATATCTTTCTAACTGTAAGATTATCAATTTCCATATTCCAGTCACCCGTGACCGCTTTGTATATCTTCATTCCTTCGCCGCCAAAACCACTGACAAAAGATTCGGAAGATATATAGTCCTTTACTATTGTACCCATCAAAGTAGCAACGTGAGATACGCTTAGATCGTGTATTTCTGCAGGCTCTTGAACAAGTAAGTTTAGTGTTGTCGTTTTCTTAGATACAGTCACATTGTCAGAAAAAGTCGCTGATTTGGCAATCAGTTTATCAAGAACGTTGAGTATTTGCGTTGTTACCGTCGTTGCGGTTAACGTATCCGTAGAAATACCCTTCGTTACGTCTAGCCCATTGTCAACGATTAAACCACCTAGCAACTTGATAAGAAATTGCGTTTCATCTGGCGCTGTTTTGGATAGATACGAGTCTTTTAAAGCGTCGATAGCCGCATCTAGTTCCTGCCTTATGCGCAAAGAAGAAAACGTATTATCGTCGGTCGGTGCCGTATTATTATCGGTCAGAGCAATAATACGAGACTTTATTTCAAATAGGGAACGAAGAGATGAAAATACATTCTCATCTGAAACAGTACGCCCGTCGTCGATTTTCAGCACGTCAAGATTAGCCCCGCTGCCATTTATAGGCGTTGGCGTTGTTGTACTAATACTTACCGAACCGGAATTGCGTAAATACTTATTCCGAAACGAATGAGGCACTTTCTTATTTTCTACTTCTATCATGTTTCTATTAATGATACGTTACAACTTTCATTTGCGTAATCAATACTCATTTGATCGACGACCATTTCTCTTTTGAGGGAATTCTCGTAAATCCTAGACAGTATCGAAAAGCCACGATTCAAATTATTGCTGTATCTAAATCTAGGAGCTTTATAATGTGTATAAAACTTGTCTATTAGTATTTGTTCCGGCAATACATTTTTATCGTGCAACGGGCTATATACCGTTTTTAAATAATCAAATTTATCCCCTGATTTGGTAGCGCAATTTGAGTAAGAAGAAATATTTTTTGCGTTTGAGTTGATTAGTAGTTCGATGTCGTCCATTTCTGTTACATTATTGTCGTTTATCACGTTGCTGTAAACTACGTCGGAGTCGTCAACTGCATTATTAAATATATCGTATGTAACTTTATTGTTAGTATACTTAAATGTGAAATCGGATATATGAAATGCAGTACAAGGGTGACAGCCCCCATCCGTTCGATACATAGGATATTTTCCTAAATGATTCGGAGTGCTTAATTCAAAGCGTATCTTTCCGCATAGTATTTTATCATCCGGAAGTTTAATCGCGACTCCGTCCGTTGAGTCGTACAGATTAAATCTATAACTAACAGTATTCGTTAATCTCTTTTCATCATCGAAAACTTTATCACCTTCTTTGTTTATATGGACCAAATAAAAACCATCTTTAAGCGTACATTCGTCGTGATACCATTTTTCGACAAAAATATCTTCGCCATTTTCCCTATACGCATAAACCTTATTTCTATCCTCGAACCCGCCGGAAGCTTTTTCGCCGCTAACTGAATCATACTCGCCCTTATTTACAAATCTCCAATCTCCAAATGCATCCTTATACCTATACCATGTAGCCCCTTTATAAGTTAAGTTATGCGTATTTTTATAATAACCTCGATTTACTCGATCCGTATAATACTTTTGATTCCTCCATACTTCTCCATCATAATAGTAATCATCTATATATAACTTGCAAGGAACCATCGTATTATCAAATCCGGCGCCATATTTTGTATTAGAGTATACTTCATCGGACGTTTTTATTATATCGTTCGGAAGAAAAGAGCCGGACATTCTATAAGCGATATTTATTATGAAATATCCTCCTTTGAATAAAGAATACTCTCCGTTTTTCAATGTTAAAAGAGTCTTTCGAGAAGCACTAATTATATTATACGCTTGCAGGAATGAAACGCAGGTTTTCCAACTTAAAGAAGACGGTTCCCCGTCCTCTGTTGTGTAGTCGCTGTACTTCTGCCATACTACACCGGAATATATATCATTAACGTTGTCGATAGTCACTTCAACACCTTCCGCCGGAATATCAAGAAAGGAAAAACTCGGTATCAAATACCCCCAATTCTCTTTAGATTTAAAAAACGAATTAAGAAGAGTGTAATTCTTCCCGTCTATATCCTTACTAGATATATAGTATTTATTGGGATCAGAGTTTTGATTTACTATATCCTTTTCGTCGTCGAGCAACTCCGGGCATAAGTTGGTTATCTGATTCATATTAGCAACAACAGATACTTTATTATACACATCACCAAGCGATATACTTCCCGCGCTTTCAGATACGCCAATATTACGCACATTCAATAGTGCGGAAGGGATTGTTATACTTTCACATGTATCGCTTATTCTATCATAAACGAAAAAATGAAGCTCGTCGTTTTTGATAAAATCATAGTCGATCATATAATAAGCATCCTGATACTGAATGAACGTCATACCGATATATTTAGAGATTTCTTCTAAAACATCTCTACTATTCATCGGCTCGTTAGCTTCATCAAAGAAGTTTCGTTCATGTATATAAATATCTTCTATCAAAGAAGTAGAAACATCTTTCGAGATTCTATTAGTTTTTTGAAAGTACAATTTGTTTAGAATCTTTCCGGGATCGGCAATATCAAGAATGTGCATTATTACATCTTTGAAACTTTTAAAATAGACCTCGGAAGAATTAATATAAGAGTACTTCTTATTTTCCAAAACGGAAATAGTATCGATTGCCTGTATCTCCACTATATTAAGCGGAGTTATATAATCGCTCGAATATAAATTTGGACTCATATATCCAAACCACTCTAAAACATCATCGGTTTTATTATACAAACGAACTTCTATATTTTGCCCTTCGGCTGTATATAGGTCTGATAAAATTTTATCTGTCAATATGCTTGTTACCGAATTAGACATTTTCAACGGCTTGTATAGAATGTCCGATTCATACTCAACAGTAAACGGACTATCTGTTAGGGTGAGTTCTTCGGAATACGTTGCAAATACCGTATGAATTTCGATTCTATATGTCTTGTCTTTCCTGCTCTTAAACTCTGAATAATATCTTAGTTTCATCTTACTTTGCTTTTCTGATTATAATGATTACTCAAAACTCCTTCTAAATCTCTTCCATGTATGCGAAACGTTACGTTTGCAGGCTGATTTCCATTTCCTGCAGACGGTGCAATCTTTTGCGATAAGGAGCCATATAAACCGCTATTAAGCATTTGAAATAAATTACTTTGCTGTGATCCGTTTAGAATCATCTCGCCTGAATTGAGTAAAGCCGGAACTTTATCGCCTGTGAATGATGTGCCAGGCACAATACCACCCGTTGCGAATTTGGGGATGCTAGCCATTGCCGCAATTACAGAGGCGACAGCCGCGCCCGCCAATAGCCAACCTACAACGGGCGTTTCGGTTGCCGAAGTCACGCCGTTAATTACAGCTTCGGTTTGTTTAGCTGTTATCAAATCTCTAATTGCCGGAATAGCTTGCGCAATGCTCGAGACTACGCCCGCACCCCATTGGAGATACGCCGCGGTGCTTTCGTTTGTGATTCCAGATAAAGAACTCATAATACTTCCAACTGCATAAAGCGATTTAGTGTATTCCTCGTTTATATCTATATCCTTTTTCTTAATTGGAGACTCAAATTTCGGCAACTTAAAATTTTTGCCTCCCTTCCCATGCGTCGGAACCTTATCGTAAGTCGGTGCAATAGGTACGGACAAAGCGCCGTCTTTCATCCCGCCGTTTTTGATTTTAAACGCTTCTTGATCGACTACAAACTTTAGATTGATCTTTCTTTGTTCTAGTTCGTTTATAGTTGCTTGAATCGTTGCACGCACTTGCATATCAGTTTCGGCGATAAGTTGTTTGTTTAATGCAGACAACTGAATGTTTATCGCTTCAATACTATTTCCGCTAGTCTCAATCTGCAATTTTATTTTCTTGGCTTCGAGTTCGTTTATAGAGGCTTGAATCGTTGATTTGGCTTGCGTGTCCGTTTCTGCTACGAGTTTCTTGTTTAATTTGGATATTTCCGCATCATACCACGCGATAGAATCTTTTTTAGGGGATTCTTTAGGAGTAGAACTTTTTAGGCTATTTTGCAATTCTAAAGTTCGTTTGTCGAAATCGTACATACGCTTCTTTAAATCGTATGTATATTCATAATTTTTTACCATTTCTACTCTATTAGCATCGTTATCCTGATTAAGGAAATTTTGCTTTTCGAGTTCTGAATTTTGTTGTATATATAAATTCTTTTGTTCTTTCAAATCTAAAAGCTTCTGCCGCATTTGCTTCTTCGTTTCTCCTGTAAACTCATTTGTATCACCACGTGTAGAGTTAATATTACCAAGAATCAAATTTATTTGTTTGTCATACTCGGATAACTTATTTTGATAAGCAATAAGAGCTTTCTTTTCGTTTCTAGTTGAGAAATCATTATTATTAATAGATATATATTTATGTATATCATCAATATTAAAATCTTTGCGTCCTGTTCTAATATTCAAAGATTGTATTAATTCTTTTTCAGCACCGGACAATGTATCATTTACATCGATCTTAAAATTGTCCTTTAATGATTGAAGGCTTTTGAAAGCGTTTTCACGTTCCTCTCGGCTTTTAGTAGTATCTCTAATTATTGATTCAAATTTAGTAAATTGGGTTTCGAAAATCTTATTATTAAATCCCATGGATAATTTAGCATCGGCTAAAGAATCTCGTAAGGCTGATAATTCTTTCAGATTGGAAATTGTATTTAATACACCATTATTGAAAGCTTCGAAGCTTCCAGACGATAATGATTGAAAGAATATATCAACGGTTCCTTTACAAGCATTTAAAGTGTTATCAAATTCGTCACTTGTTGTCTGTGTAGAGCGGATAATTTTCATAAAAGATTCACTAGCACTTACAGCCAAACCAATACCACCCGCAACTTTTACAAAGCTAGAACCTACGGATTTCGCTATATTACTAATATCCCCTTGAAAACGGTTTACACTCCCTTTTGACTTCTCCAAATTCGCGTCGAAGTCATTCGTTTTAAGCAATAATCGTGTTATTATATCAGACATCTTTATTCGTGTTTAATTGTGATTCTACTTCTTTTGCCTTAGCTCGTAATCGTTGCATCTCTTCGTCCGTTACGCTCGTATCTTTCTTTTCTTCTTCGTCCCACGGGAACCGGAGTATATCGGTTTGCTTTAGCGTTCTTGTGCTATTAGATTGCGCTATAATGAAAGCTAGCAATCTAGTTTGTTCCCACGCTTCCCGATTGCGTCGATTCAATCCGTCTATAAACGATTCAACCTCGATAAAGTCCATTTTATCGAGGAAGTAATCGGGAGCGATCCCGCCCTCACCGACAACACGCGAATAGAGTTCGCGAATACTTACTGCTTTCGTTTCCGTGTCGTCACCTTCTTTTTTTTTACGTCATTTCCCGCCGATTGCGAACGTAGTTTGATTTCATCCAAAATAAACTCTTTGAATTGTTCGAATAGAGTCAAATCATTTTCGCACAATTCTATAAACTCGTCAAATTCCATATTAAACGAATCCTTATTACTAGCAATCAGGAACGAATAAAACAAAATGTATTCATCTAATAATTTCCCGAACTGAAACGGATAGCCGGATATAGATTCGAACACAAAGAACGCACGAAGCGTATATTTCAAAGAGAAATCTTTTCCGTTAAGTGATATTGTTTTCATTGAATAAGTCGTTTAGAGGGCGGCAAAACACCGCCCGTAAGTTATTTACTAGCTGCTTCCTTTGCAAGCGGTCCGGTTCCTTCGAAACTGATTGATAGTGTTGCTTTGTCTCCATCCGGCGCATTTGCTTCTAGCGAAGTGATAACCGCACTACCTGTATATGCACCTTCCGCTAGCGTCCATCCGGCGGCGGGCATTTCGTTTACGTCAGGATTGCCAACAACGCCAAATTTCAAAACAACAGGTTTATGCGCCAAGAACAAAGCGAATAGTTTATCGTAGCTATTCGCATCTGCATCCGCGCTAAATACGTTTTCACTGGAAGCGTTCCAAGAAAGTTTTTTAATGTCCTTTTCCGTCCAGATACCCGAATCTTTACTTTGTGTGTCGATTGTTTCAGCCGAAAGCCCCAATTTGCAAGATGTGGCAAGTGCGATGGCTTTACCGTCGATGAATAACATTAGGTCTTTTCCTAACACTGATTTTGCTTTACTCATAATTTTATCGTGTTTTAGTTAATTATTCAGTTTTAAATGAGAATACGAGGCTTTGAATAAAAGTATCTTCTATAAAATCCTCATTCGCGCTAATTAGTTTAGAATCGATCACATCGAAGTTATCATAACTTCCTCGTTTGTTTTCGAGTGATTTACGTACCTCTTCCGCGATTGTAACAGAGTTCAAATAGTTATCACTGGCGACAACAATCTCAACCGAAACAGTGTCACCCGTGCCGTACCTATCTTTCGTATATTCCGGCGTTAAGGAGTTGCGTTTGTAGATCACAAACGGAAAAGATGTTTCCGTTTTGGTCGAAATCGCATATATTTTATCAGAAACCAATTTTGCCAACTCTGTAGAGTCGCTTAATTTCTTATATACGTGTGCGCCTATTGATAAACTCATTTCTTTTTATTTGCTACTTTCATTATAGAATCAATTATATTTTTCTCTAGTGAGCTCTCTGCTTCTTTCTGCTTCGATTTGACCGCATCAGAGAAGAAGTGGGAAGCATTTATAATACCCCTATTCGCTCCTTTTTTGGTAGCTCGTTCTTTTGTTCCTGATTCGAACCATTTCAGCATATAGGCGCGTGATCCCTTTTTGCGGCGGTCGATCAGGTCGACCCGTGCACCGGAAGCATTGCGATAAACTGCTACGTTTATTTCGTTCTTTAACGGTTTGAACGATACGCCATTCTTAGAACTGCTAAATTCCGCATCATTAACAGCAGAAACTAGATTTTCCTGTGCCTGTTTACGAATGATAAGAATCGACTTTTTAAGAGCGGAGGAAATTGCCTTCTTTGCTTCTTTATCGTTCAACCGTTTAAGTAGTTCGTTTACTCGCGTTGCATCCACTTCGACGCGATACAAGTTGCGCCCGGTGTAATTGTCGTTACTCATTGATTACCTCCGCTTCTATAACCGTTGCTTGTTGCTTCCGGTCGTGATTGATAGATAGAATCTTGTATTTCTGCCCGTCGTATTCGATCCTCATTTTAGCGTTGATCTCTTTACAGATGCGAATCATTATCGTATTAACGGTCGTATTATATATCTCGCCGTTCGCTTCTTTACGTGCACCCGACTTAAAGCGAATGTATGCGCGTTTATCGAATACTTTCACCCAACTTTCAGACGTACCGCCCAGATTATCGCGCTTTGACTCGCTACGGTAAAAAGCGATCATTTCGTTTAATAATCCTGCTTGCATTACGTATATCGTTTTAAAGGTTGCAGTAATAGTTCTATGTGCCCCGGAATAACTTGCGGAGTGGCAAATGTTACCGATTCACGGTTTGCGTAGTAATTCGCTATAAGGATGCGGATCGCGTGCCAGATACGCCGATCTATTTTTGCGTCCTTAACGTAGGTATCTAGCGGATTATTTAGATACGATTCGATAAGAAGTTGAACGGGTTCGATAAGCCCGGTTATATACGCGTCGTCCGTGTCGAAGTCAACGTTTAAATGCTGTTTGAGTTCTTCGAGTGTTACGTATTGTGCCATATTGTATAAATTAGAAAGGGCTAGAGCCGAAGCCCCAGCCCTTTAGTGAATGATAGGTTATAGGATTAAGCAGAAGCTTTCTTCTTTGCGATAGCAAAGGCTTCCGGACGAGCTACAACAATATCATAATCAGTATTCAACACAAAGTTTACGATATTACTTTTCGCTCCGGTGTACGGGTCTATAACTAAATCCATATCGCCGAACTGACCGATAGCAGCGTTGGAGAATACACCGAATCCGATAGAATCGGCGTCCATGTAGTTAGTAACAAGAACCGGATAACCGTTCACCATACCATTTTGGCAGATCATTTCGGCAGCTCCCGCCGCTTTGGGAGTGGATTTCAAGGCACCATACACCTTTGGAGTGCAAACATAGGCAGCTGTACCGTCGGTTACATCTACGCCCGCATCCATTACGGTAGATTCAAGCGAAACAATATCCGCAAATGTCAACGCGTTTGTATATTCAACATCTGGTTTTGTCTTTACAAACACCCCGTTGCTTGCGCCAGACAATGCAGTTCCCGAAAACATCCATTTATTCAAAGTGCGAGCGACACCAAGCGAAATTTGCTTCAAAACAACGTCCTGCAAAGAGTAGTTCGTTTGGTTGATCGCACGCTTAGACACCGGGATAGAAATAGATACACGTTTGGGTGAAGCCTTGATTTTGTCGATATTCAATTCGGTATCAGTAACCGCAACGTTTTCACCCTGAATTGTTGCTTCAACAGCCGCCAATGTTGGGAAAACAAGGTCACCTACAAGCCCGCTTTGCATCTTGATACCTAGTTTATCAATAATCAAGCCTTTTTCTAACGGCTCAATGATTTCACCGATTGTAACAGGAACCATGCTAGCCGCATCGGTTGTATCTGTAACAGTCACCGCACGTTCTACAACTTTAATACCGCCTTCCGATACTACTCCGTTGTATTCTTCCAAAGAACGATGATTAACGACGTCAAAAACAGCCTGTGAAAACAACACGCGACGGTCAGATACCAAACCCGCGTTAATATCTTCAAGCGCACGGCGTTCAACTTTCATTTCCAAAAGTTCTTTCTTTGTTTTCAACTGCTCGAACTGCTCTTTCTCGCTTGCGTCGAGTGCTCTTTTTTCCGCTTCTGCTTTATCCAACATAGCACGCATTTGCTCTTTGTATTGAGCAATAGTTTCAAATTCTTTTCTCATGTTTTAAATTGATTTGCGTAAATTATTAATTTCATTTAGATAGTCTTTATTCTCGCCGGACAACTCCGCTATCGTATCGTCCATACTCCGCACCGTTACGTCTGTACCATAAAAAGCAGGATCAACAACGGGAGATATATCGGAAATCCGATCAATCATGTGTACAGTACGAAGCAATAACCCGTCTTTCATTGAATAGGAAACTTTTGTTTTATCCTTTTCATTTAAAGCATACGCAAAAGACGAACCGAAAATGTCACCGCGTTTAATCATTTCTACGGCGAAATCTCCGTCGGGAGTATTAGGAGCCTCAAATCTGTATTTTAGTCCGTAGTCGTCAAGTTCAAGCGACAAAGTACCCGCACCGTGATTAGAACGAGCCAACAATCTTTGTTTATTATGATCTAACAGAGCCTTAACATCGCAACTACGCAACAACTCTTCCGTTATAGCTCCCTTTTCGATTACCTCAACAAAGGCGCGTTGTTTTTCCCTGTCGTACAATACGCGGCTTTCCTTCCCGAATACAACTGCGTAACCTTCGATTATTCTTCCGTCTCCAACTTTTGGAGCGCCTAGCTCTGTGTAACTTCGTATTTCCATATTTTGCAAATATCGTTTTACTATATGTTTGCTTCTTCGTTTTTTGGTAGCTCTACTTTTTGGCTCGCCGCCTCGATTGGTTGAACATTGCAGGAAATAAATACTTTGTCGCCCCCTTCAACAGGTGGTTGATCTACCTGTTTTCGAGCTTCATTGATACTAAATATTCCAGCTTCTTCCATTGTCTTAAGATATATCGCTTGGGTGGTTAAATCGGTTTGATACAAGCAAGCCAAATCGAACGAAATTTTGTATAAGTGAGCGACTGAATTAGGAATCAGTTTATAATTAAATTCTGCCTCGATTTGTTTCAATATTGGTTGCAGAGTATCAGTTAAGAAAGAAACATTGCTCATTTCAGAAGCCTTGTAATTAGTCGATTGTCCGGCAAATACTTTATCCGGGTGAACTCCGTAGAATCTACATATATCAAGAATACTAAATTTCTTTGTTTCCAATAACTGCGCATCAACCGGATTTATAGAAAGTTGATGAAATCCAACATCGCCGGGAACTGAAATAATGTCTCTTCCTGTGTTTAGTTGTTCCTCTATGCGATCCCCAACCGTAGAAAGTTGAATATCTGTCATGCCCGCACCGGGCAACCCTTTATTTATCTCTTTTACACCGGAAACAATCCCCTTTATTTTACTTCCATTCTGAAAGGTTCGCAAATTCTGATTATCTGCACTCGCGGCTATGGAAAAGATACGGCTAGCGTACATTATTGTACTTACTCCTGTATATCCCCCGTCCAAACTATTATTTTTAAGATGGATTATTTCGTAGGATTCAAAACGCCCATATATCCGGTTATATGGATCAGAAATAATATAAACATCATTCAATTTGTCATAGGTTACCGTATTATTTGCGCATAATACAAGCTCGCTGACACTACCGAACCTTCGACGGATAACGATGTAGGCGTTTCCTTGATTTACAATTTGAACAACCATATTCCTAACCATTTCAAAACTATTCATTCGTCGATTAGGCATACGGGTTAATATCGTATGTAATTCGTTTTCTTCATCCGGTGAAAAATATCCGTCCTTTTTCCGTTTAATTATAAGCGGTAAAGACGCAATAGTCCCTGAAAGAATAGAAGTACATCTATATGCGGCTGAAAGTTTCATTGCTTGATTGCTGTTATGTACATCTATTGGCTGACCGGGCAATGATGGCAGTCGGGAGTTTATCGCCGCATCTTTATCCGCTATGCTCGTTTCTGCATTTAAGGCGCGTTCTTGCGTCTTTGAACGTCCCATTTCAAAATTAAAAGATAGTTTCATTATACCTCCATGTTATTAAATAAGTAGAATGTCATTAGGTTTGTTATAGTCGAATCAATCTTCGCATTATGCGTTTTCTTGACTGGCTTCTTATTCATGTTCCGATCTTCGTCTAATACCGCATTACTAAAACAATACGGCGTAATCGGATTAGGGCTAAAAGTTAGTTTGCTCCGATATAAAGCAAGTTCAAAAGATTCGATAGGGCTTGTAAACGTTCCGTATGTCTGTTTAACAGGCTTAATATATTCACTCGCACCGCCTACGGAATAAGTAAGAAGATTCACAAATTCAGCCGATTTATAAGGATCATAGCCAACTCCCATGATTTGTAAATACTTTGCACGCGCAAGTATATCGTTTACTATTTGCTGATAATCGATAATATCGCCATCGCAAAGAATTAAATAGCCAGCTTTCGCCCAACCTTCGTAAAGTTCCCGATTCGGATGATCTTTCAAAGCTCCTTCTGGAAAATAGTAATCCGTATGTGAATGAAAAGAACCGCTTTCTTTCGAATAGATATTATAAGTAACCGTAGAAAAGTCGTCTCGAACGGATAAATCGACCGCCGCCATCGTAAGCGGATAAGTACCGATATTCTCTATTTTAATATCTTTGAATCGTTCTTCGATCTGCTTTGCCTCAATCCATTTTGTTGTTTGGTCGGTAGTAAATACGTTTAGTAACTTTGTTCGAAATTCCAGTGCATCCGGTGCGCTATATAGTGCTTTTTGATACGCGTCTATATAGAAATCTTCATAAACAGTTATACCCATGTGCGGTTGTACCTTGCGCCATGTTGCCGGATCACCTTCCTCATCGTCTACATCTGGCTCAAAGATGTGTGCAAATATGGAATCATTTTCAATCTCACCTCGTAGGATCGCTTTATACATTTTGAGCATTTCGACGAATGGAGCCGTTTCTTTATCGGATGCGGTCGTAATTACTACGGTTAAAGGGTTGAGCCGTGCGCCCATTGAG